CAACATTTGTGGCGTTACTGGTCCAGAGGGTAAAGGCTGGCGGGGTGGTCAGTTTATTCTTCCCGAGTTCCGCATTGCTATTAATCTCCAGCCTGGTGATATGTTGCTTGTAAACAACCATGAAGGTATTCACGGTAACGATGAACTCATCGGTGATGATAATGATCGCATGACGATTGTTGCTTACTTTCGTGAGAAGATGGTTGAGTTGCAATCATGGGATTACGAATTCCTACGTAAGCAGTATATTGAAGAGCGTCGTCAGAACAAAGATCATAAATTCCAGCGTCCTCTTTGGAATGGTGTTTCTGCAGGTATGTGGGAAGATCAAGAGTGGTATGACTACATGAAAGCGCACAACATGCCTGATCCTTATGCTAAGGTTGAATCATCTAGCTTAGAAGCATTCTTCTAATGTGTGGTGTGCTAGGTATAGCAATCAGAAACTTTTCAGTGAAAGACTACGGTTTGGTCCGTAGTCTTTTCATTCAATCTATGATCCGTGGCAAACATGCGACTGGTGTTTCTTACGTTAAAAACAGCAAGGTAAATACAATAAAAGAACCACTACCTGCTGATGAGTTCATCATGAAACAGGACATGGATGAATGGACTAACGAAGATGGTAATCTATATTGCATTGGTCATATTAGGTATAGCACTTCTGATTTACGTTATAATCAGCCTTTTTCAACTGATCGATTGGGCATTGTGCATAACGGAGTCATATCCCAAGAACCTTCTAGCACTTGGTTTGAATCGTATCGCCTCAAAACAGAAACCGAAAACGACTCGGAACTTGTTTTGAGAGCCATGGAAGAAGACCTGAACCCTCTTCAGCATTTTGATCCAGCTTCTATGGCTGTTTGCTCAGTATACAATGACAAAAGAATTGTGGCATTTCGTAATGAAGCTCGTCCGCTATATTACTCTTATGATAACAATTATGTTATCTTTACGTCAACAGAAGACATTGCTAAAAGATCTCACTTGACTAATACACATAAATGTAGTATGCTTACTTTATATAATGTTGAACATATGCAAATGTCCGCCAATCATTCGTTGTTGGCTGCTTCTGATATAAAGGATCTTCAATGAATTATAATCCAGCTGACTTTACATGGGGCTATGAGATTGAGTTTGGCGATATTTCTCGTAACACAGAAATTCCAAGTCATCTTGGAGCATGGGAACATGCTGAAACAGATATCGTAAATCTTCGTGAACCATATCGTGGTCTTGCTTGCGATCCTCTTGGTTTAGAGCCTCCTGTTGGTGGCGAAATTAACACACGTCCTACTTCGACTTGGGAAGAACAAGTCGAACGTGTTATGGAAATTATTCAGCTGTTTCGAGATAAAGGCGAGGAACCTACGGCTTCCTGCGTCAATCATGGCCATTTGCATGTTCATGTCCCTGGATTGAAAGACGACGTCGAGTCTCTTAAGAAGTTGATTCGATACATTCGTGACAACCAGCATATCATCATTGAGAAACTCTATCAGTATCGCCCAGATCCTCGCATGGATTATGCGAAAACTGCCAAGACATATTTGAAGTGGGATGGTGGTCGTCCTATGCCTGATTATATGGCTAACAATATCATCAATCTAGCTGGTAGCTTTGAAGACTTCATTCGCCTTCATGCTGCTGGTAAAGATGGTGTTTCGATGGGTCGACCATTTCGTTATGCGATCAATACATATTGCATGAAGCACACAGGCACGATTGAATTTCGCTGTTTGCGTTCTTCGACAAAGCGTCGCGAAATTTATGATTCGTTTCGATTCGTCGAGAAGTTTGTCGACGCTGCACTGAATGGTGGTCCAGATGTAGATCAAATTCTTCTTGAGGGTGACTACCAGTTTCCTCCATTCGACTACGATCATGAGATGTACCTAGCTTGGGAAGCTACAAAGTATGATAAGTCACGAGGTAATAAAAAGCGCGAATTTTTCGAAGTTCGTTAGGATAGAAACAACTAGCCGCGAAACATTCGCTGCAGCAATCACTGACAAAAAAGAAGACAAATTCGCCAAGACATTTGTTGCTAAATGCAACATGATGGATGCGTGGGATAAATGCATCGGTGCATATGTCGATAACGAGTTAGCTGGTGCTGTTGTTTTGACAATAAGCAAGAGGGAGCCGAAGGTCGCCAACCTTCAGCTTCTTCATTCATTTCATTCGCATCGTGGTAAAGGGATTGGGAAACTCCTCTGTCAAATTGCTCTGGATCTCGCTGTCTACGAGAAATGCGATTATTTCCGTGTATCCGCCGAACCTGACGCTGTCGTTTTTTACGAGAAATGCGGGATGAAGTTTCTCGGGAAACAGAAAAGCGGGAGCCAGTTATCAATGTTTCGGATCTCCTCTCCTCGTTTCCAAAACAACGATTATGCTCCAGATGCCTATATTTACAAGCAAATGACCCGAAAGGGAAAGGGTGGATGCGTGGAGATGTTTGTTGAGTATAAAGATGTTGACAAATTCGAAAAAGTATAGTATTATTACTCTTGTCTTGAGATTGACATAAGCGCCTTCACAAGATTTCACTTAACTATGGAGAAACATTATGATGAATACACTTACTAAAGAAGAATACTTCACCAAAGTTCGTTTCATGACTGATCATGTCAAGAAGCAAATTCCTAAGCGTAGAGACATTAACGATCCTCATTTAGATCATATTGTTCCGATTGTTTTCGGATATGAAAATGATATCGCTCCCGAGATTCTTTCTCTTCCTGAGAATTTGAAATATATCTCCAGCACTACTAACTTAAAGAAGGGTCACACTCTTACTGAAGACTCAATTCGAATTCTTAAGAATTGGATTGATGAAGGTAAGGTTGATACCAAACTCAAGTTTTATGTAAACCAAGAAGAAAAATTCGTTCAAGCAAAGCAGCAATACGATTTTTCTAAGGTGTATGCTGAAGTCCAGAAAACTGGCTTTTCTGTGATTTATGATTTGCCATTTGAAATTGCATATTCTTTTATACCAGTTTTTTGTCAGCGCCGCCACGATTTGCGTTGGGAAAAAGCTCGTAAGGCTATTGGTCATATTCCGCTGCCGACTCATCGAATGATGACATGTGGTGTTTATCCAGATGGTCGTATTATTCGATTGGATGGTAATACTCGCACACATATTTTCAGCAATGATCTTCAATTCCCAGATTATGAAAAGCCAGAATCTTGGTTCGTCACGTTCATTTCTGTTCGTGATGATGCTCACGCCGAGCAAATTTACCACTCAATTGATTCTACTGATACTGCTGAAACTTTCCCAGAAAAGGTTTCTGGTTATATCCACGCTAAAGGATATCACATTAATCTTCCCACTCAGTTCCAAAAAGGTGAAAAGGTCTATGACATTGCAGTAGTTGCAGTTGATAGATATATTCCTCCGAACGAATCTGAAGAAGTGCAAATCCTCAAGACTAGCGATTTGTCTGCTAAGGCGACAGCAACAGTAAATTGTTTGGACTACTTTATTCAGGAGTTTGTAACTCTTGGGACACTTATTGGTGGTGAAAATATTCCACGTGGTCTTTCTGCGCCTCTTATGGGTATGTTGATTCGTTACCTTATGGTCGACAAATCTAAGCAGTGTGAAGATCTTGTACGTACTGTAATTGAGCTAAGTAAATCTAAATTGAACACTTTTGGGCGTCCGTATGCAGCTTCTGACGAGGAAAAAAATATCCTTATCATGTTGGATGAGTTGAAAACTCCAGAAGAAACTGAGTTTGCTATCAACCATCATGTCCCTTACCGTGATACAACAACTCGCGCAATTCTTCCTCCATATGCCACTAAGACAACTGCCAATACAGGTGATCGTCGTTTATATTGTGGATGGATTGCTTATTGCATGGACAAATGTCTTGCTGGTGAAAAAATCGAAGAGGATATTCTTCTCGATGTAACTGGTGTAAAAGTTACTAATGACACTAACACTTCTGTTCATGCTAAATTGAAGTCTAAGGCGACTTCTATTCTTATGAATAGGTACGATGAATTCTGGAAAACGCACTGATTTTATAAACTGGTATCGCTGGTCGCTTTCCATCAAGGATTGCGATCCAGCGATATTCATGACCAATTACTTGTTCCGTAGGTTCGAGCACAACAGAGAACAAAAGCTCTGGATTGCTTGGATCTACGGAACAACGTATTATTTTCCCACAACTTGGGTTATCTGGAACGAGTTTCCTGACATGGAGTTAGTCGGTGTTGAAAGATTGCGTGAATGGAACAATAACAACTATAAAAGGCTACGGTATCAGACTGACACCAAATGGAACAAGGGTCATCTACCATCCCAATTTGAAAGTTACAAACATTGGGTCGGAGATAAGTCTCAATGTGAAGCTTTTGCGCCGTTCCTTGTCGGTTCGCCGACAGACAACTTCGATAAACTTTGGCCAGAAGTAAAAAACAAATTCCATAAGTTCGGACGCTATTCAACTTGGTTCTATCTACAAACACTCAAGCAGTGTTGCGATCTTCCTATTGAACCAAGTAACTTGATGCTTGATGATCATGATGGCTCTCGTTCGCACCGCAATGGTTTGCTTCTTGCTCTTGGTCTCGATGAATTGTATGATCAAAAGCTTTCTCCCAGTCAGGTAAACTATATTGAGGGGCAAGCTTATTATATCTTAGAAGAAGTCAAAAAAGAATTCCCTAACACTGACTACTTCGATATGGAAACATGTCTCTGCTCGTTCAAGAAATTGTTCCGAAAGTCAAAGGGTCGATATCTTGGTTATTATCTCGATCGTCAGGCTGAAGAAATTCAACAGTGTGAGAAAGATGGTTGGTTTGGTATTGATTGGCAACCTATGTGGGATGCTCGCACAGAAACAATAAATAATAAGCTATTGACTAATAAGATAGATCATAGTAGAATGGCATTATACCTTGATGAGAACATCTTGGATGCCACTGGTCTTTTCCAAACAAAATCAATCGGTCTTGAATCATTCGTGGAGTCGTGATGAAAATTATTGCAATTGGTGGCGAGCCTGGAGCTGGCAAATCCACCTTGATGAAGAAGTTTATGGAATTTGGTAAATGGGAAGAGAAGTATGATAGCTTCAAGCTTGTCCCATATTTGCAGCAAGGTAGCTGCTACATCCTCGGCAAATACGAAGAAGCTCAAGTGTTTTCTGGCACCGATCGTATGAGCATGGCAGTTCAACCAGAAGCAATGAAATTCCTTGCATCATTACCTCAAGATTCTGTCGTCCTCTATGAGGGTGACAGACTTTTCACATCTTCTTTCCTAGAAGATTGCTCTGAGAAATATGATCTTTCTATTCTCTATCTGAGCACTGATAAAGAAGTTCGTACTCAAAGATATAAAGATCGTGGTAGCGAACAGAATGAAACTTGGTTGGCTGGTCGTGAAACAAAGATTGCTAACATTCTCACCAACATGACGTTGATGTTTGTTATTGAATCGTTTAAAAACAACACTCTTGAAGAACAAAAAATTATTATCGATCGAATCATGGAGATTGTCAATGGATGAGAAGCAGTGGAATGAGTTCACTGAAGTTGTGAAGAAGTTAGACGAGAGAAAAGATGTACCTTCATACGAATCTTTTATTGAAGCTTCTGAGGGTTTAGAAATTCCTGTTTCCCAAGAAAAAATTTCGTATAAGTATGCTGAGGGGCAAATCATTGCTGATTTTCATGCCTATATAGATAAGACGTATGGTCAGCACTATCAAACCGAAAACAATGTTCAATGTTTTGATGCTTGGATTGCACTAGACGATGCCACTCCCACTTTCAGAAATACAGCCATTAAGTATCTGTGGCGCTATGGTAAGAAGGGCGGCAATAATAAAGATGACTTGATGAAGGTCTTGCATTACACAATTATGTGTTTATATAACGATCACTATAAGGATGGTAAATAATGGAAATTAAAATCAATCTTGACAAGCTACGTGAGAACAAGCTTTTCGTCGCGACTCCAATGTACGGCGGACAGTGTGCTGGTATGTTTGCCAAGTCAGTTGCGGACTTGTCTGCTCTTTGTACGCAGTATGGTATTCCCCTTCAGCTTTATTTCTTGTTCAACGAGTCATTGATCACTCGTGCTCGTAACTATTGCACAGATGAGTTTTATCGTTCTCAAGCAAAGCATATGTTGTTCATTGACTCTGACATCGGATTTAATCCACAGGATGTTATTGCATTGATGGCGCTTCAGGCTGAAGATCCTGAGAAGTACCAGATCATTGGTGGTCCTTACCCCAAG